GTTATTGAACCTACGATAGATTGCCAAGTTATTTCATATACTACTGGTTGTAAAGTCTTTTTAACAGCAGGAAATGGAGTTGCCGCAGTTAAATAGCCATTAACAAGGCTATAAGCCCTTCCTGTAGATGGTAAAATAATTGTACCATTAGCTAAAAATACATCTACTACTGCATCTTGAGCCGCTCTCCAATTATCAAAAACCGATACGCTAGGACTATCAGCTTGAAGATGAATAGTCATTTTATATGGAATCCATACTTTACCACCTGAAAGACTGCCATCAACACCCATTAAAACTTCTGATTGTTGGACAGATTCACTTTCAAAGGCATCATCAACGGCATAGCCTTGAATGTTAGNTGGACCATATAGCCCACCTATGACGAGTGTTANTACTGAATTTGCTGAGGTTATTGTTGCCATGATTTATCCCTTATTGAATAACGATAGATGCAAGAGTAATTTGTTGTACGCTTTCACCATCTTGATAATACAAAGTAATAGGTGGAGATTGACGAGCCGCACGAGTAACAGCAGTTGCAGGTGAAATTTGCAATACATAACCTTGAGAAGCAATTACTGGAGCGGCGTTATAACCTAAAGCATATTGAACTTCAGCCGCTTGAGCCGCAGATAATTGAATACCTTTACGAATTGCACCGAAATTAATTGCCGCATTGATTGGGTCTAAACAAGCCGCATTGATTAATGAATAACCTTGCGTATTGTATGGAATAGAACCAACTTGTTGAAGCAATGTAACTAAAGCTAATTGTAAATTAGCATTTAACCAAATTTGATTCAAGTAAGTATCAGCCCATAACCATTTGCCTGAAACAGAACCCGGTGTAAACCAAGAAGCGTTATTAGCAGGATTATTAGAACCATAAGCACCGTAGCAATTATAACCATTAGCAACTACACCAGCATAATTTGAAGCAGTTGTTACTGAAGCTACTAAACCTGACTGCTCTTTAAAGTCTAATGTTGCACGACCATTCAAGCGAGTAAAGTCTAATGAAGCCGCAAAACCAGCCGCAAATGCTGAAAGTGTATTGTTGCCGTAAATTGGCAATGTACCAACAACTTGACCAACTTGTAACCAATCACCAAAGGTGTTAGTAGAAGCAGAATTTAATACGTTAATATCAGAATCTTGGCAGATATACAAATAACGAGGTGAAACAGAATTAGACCAAGTAGCAAATTGTTCTTTTTCAGCAATGACTGATTCCCATACTGTGAAGAATGTAGCCCAGTTTTGATTTTGGTTAATAATGCTATTCATGTAAGTAGCTGGAACTGCCGCCGCTTGACCTTGCGATAATACTGCACCTGTAGCTTGCGTTAGCATTAAGCCTGTTGCCATAGCACCAGTTGTTGCAAAACTAACCGTAGCCGCTGTTCCTGTAAGTGTAGTAGTGAATATAAATGCACTTGGTACAGAATCATAAGTAACTGTAAATGGTGGTGAAGTAAATGCCGCTTGAATAACTGTTGCCGCTTGGCTGAAACTTGTAACTGCGGCTAAACTGATTGAACCTGAAGTGATAAGAGTGCCATTAATGGTAAAAGCTAAAGTACCAGTACCTAGAGCTTGCAATTGACCTAAAGTCATTGAAGATAAGTTGCCACCACGAACCCATGCCGCTGTTGCTGTTTCTGCATAGTTAGCAATAAATAAAGCACCCGGCAATTGAGTACCAATGCTATAACCATTAAAATAAATTGTAGCTAATGACGCTTCTGTAGAAGTTGCGCCAAAATAAGTTGATACATCATTGGCAGTTGCAAATTGTAAAATTGTTCCAGCAGGAGCATAGGCATTTTGTGTGAGCATCAATCCGTTTAAATCAACGGCAATACCACCAGCAGACAAAACTGACGGAACTACATTTACTACTTGTGAAAAAGGAATAGTACTCATAAAAATCTCCTATGGTTGAAATGTTTGGTCTATTGGTGCTAGACCCACTACAACATCTAACATTGATTGTTGAGATGTGGTTAATGTTGGATTATATTGCAAATTACCTTCTAACTTCCATCTTTGCTCATATTGCTGTTCTCCATCAATTAAAGGCAATTGAACTGGGTCATCAGCATATAAAGGCTGAATATTTGCAGGAAATAAATCCGTTGCATATTCATCACGAAATAAAGCCTGAGTTTCCATAGCCCATATTTGTGATAATGGACCATAAAAATCAAGCTGAACAACATATCTTGTTGGAGTCAAAATAGATTTTTGCTGTAATGCAGAATTATAAGTATCTACATTAAAAGATAATCTATTCATTCCAGTATTATTCATAGCAACAAATCCACCTTTCGGCATTGCAACCAAATTATCTTGAGCTTGTACTACTTCAGTTCCAATAGGTAGAAAAGTCCTAAAGAAAACTACTAGAGCTTTAAAAATATCTTGGTCAATAATATCAATGGTAACTGCCATAATTAATCCTGTTGTAATGTCACTATAACATGACACCAATCACTCCAAGTTTCTACAACTTGTGTAATTAGCCAATTACGATTACTTCCATTAGGTATTTCAGGAAATATTAAAATATCTCCACCAATGTTATCAGCACGAACAACACCAGCCGCATTACCATACATATAAACTGAACGCATTACGCCAGTTATATTCAAGCCATCAGTATGCTGTAAATCTGTCGTGCTTAGAGCTTGTATTTGCGCTCTAACGGATAATGTTAAAGTTGTAGGAGTTCTTTTACCTGCACTATCAGTAATATAGCCTGTAGATTGAATCCAATTAATTAAAATATTTGGATTAGTAAGTTGAGTGTAACCATTAACTAATGAGCGTAATTTCATCATTAACCTTTAGCTATAAACTCTGAGCCTTCTTTAGCTACGCTATTTTGTAGATATGCCAGCATAATACCTGTATCAACTAATGGCTTTGTAGAACCATTCCCACGTTCACGCCTTAATGCTAATGTCATTGGAGCTAAAGCAGGTGAATAGATAGTAGCTATTTTTGCTTTCATATCTGCGGCGGCTAATATACCAACTGCATTTAATACATCAAAAGCATTATTCTTACCAGCTACTACTGAAGCTACGCCTTTACTTAATATGGCTACCCATTCATCTTTATTTTCTTTGATAGTAGGGCGCATAAATGGTCTAGGCGGAATTTTCTTAGCAGGTGCGCCAAATTCATTTTGTGCGGCAACTGAAGCAATTGGAGTACCATCTTCATATTGACCACCTGACGGAAATCCTACTTGAGCAACTAAGCCTTGAAATTCTTTAGGCGCACGTTCTAGTGTGGCTTTAATCTTATCAAGATTTAAGGCGGTCAAAATATACCACCAGCTTTTCTAAAAGCTGAATTTTCAGGGCTACCACCAATATATAGTCCTACATTTGCTACAGNACGTAATAGCGCACGTAATTGACTGCCATATGGGGTAGTAGCCAACCACCAACCAAAAGAGGTCTTAACAGGTGGTGGAGTAAGTGAAACATTAACAGTACCTTCAGCAGTACCTTGAACAACTACTGTTGGTATGCCAGCAGTAATCATTGTGAATGATTGAGCTAAATGAGCGCACATTAAATCTAACGCTAATTGAAGCTGTTTTGTTTTAAAATTATATGGATAATTATTATCAGGATTTATATATGATGTTCCCATAGTCCACCACCCATCAAGTTGCGCTGTTGGATAATCAGTCACATCAGCAAAAGCTGGAAACTGTAATCTAAAGTTAGCATCATTGTAGGCAGGAACTAGAGAAGTCATAATTAGCTCTTAATTAAGTTTAGGTGCATCTTCATCTTTGGCATAATCTGATGCTGTCAAAGGTGCAGACTTATCTTTTAAATTCATATCAGGAACTACTTTTTCTACTGCTGTTGTTTTCGTGCGAACAGATAAAAAGCCATCTTTTTCATGTTTCAGGAAAACTGGATTCTTTTTTAATGCTTCGTAATCAGCATCGTCAATTTCGGTTGCAACACCAATTGGCGTGATTAAACGGTCATTAGCAACGCCTGTACCACCTTTAATAAGAACACCTACATCTTTGATAGGCATATCNTTACCGCCTTGTAACCAGTTTTGATAAAGCTGGTCATTAGCTAGGGTAGAAAATACATGGACTTTAGCCATTTTTAAAACTCCTTGAGTGAATAGAGAGCGAGGTTTCCCTCGCCCTTCTATCTTACATCATATAAAAAATACAATCTATTAAACTATATTTTTAGATGCCGCTATAACGTACAACAGCGTATGGGCGTTTAAGCATAACACCAGCAGTAGCGTTTGAATAATCTTCAACGTATGCTTTAGCTTGTTTTTCAACGCCTAATGCTTGGAACTTAGCAGGAACAACTTGTACCCATGTACGGCTGTCATCACTTGCACCATCTTCTACTGATTCAGCATAAAGATAGAACACGTTAGCACCACCATTAGCATAGTTCAATTGAGGAGCAGAAATTACACGCAATTTTGCGTAAGTTTTGTTCAACCAATCACGTACTGAAATACCAAAGTCAGAAGTTACTGACAAGTATTGGTAAGCATCAGTAGGCAACGCTAATGTAAGCTCTGCATCTTCAGGATTAATAGTATCTTGAGATTGAGTTTGCAATTGAGCCGCCGCAACACGAATGTCAGCTACGATTTGCAAGAATGATTTGTTAGCCCATAAAGTTGAGCTACCTGTACCAGTAGCCGCTACAGTAACGTAAGCAGGTAATGATGGGTCATTCAANAAACCATAAGTTAGATTGTTACCACCATTGTAGCCATTGAAACCGATAAGGTTACGTTGGATTTCCAATGATAGAGCCGCAGAAGCACGTTTTTCAGCAGAAGTGCTGATACGAATACGAGCCGCACGAGCTTCTTCTAATGAACCAACTTTGATACCTTTTTCGAAACGAATAACAGTACGGCGTACAAAGTTAGTGTTCCATGAAGCTAAAGGTACATTAGTATAATCGCCGTATGGTAACGCATTACCAATTGGCTCTAAGATACCTTGTACGATTTCTTCATCTTCCCATGAACCTGTTGTAGTAATACCAACTAAGTCATCGATTTTACGAGCGGCTGTAATTACTTTAACAAAGCCCGGTAACCAATTTTGTAGGAACTGAACTGGAGTAGTCATTGATGGGCTAGTAACATCAGCTTGATTGCCGCTATCCATTGCCCAGTTAGCCATAGTTTT